GAGATATTTTGAATGTAATATAGGTGTGTTTAAAGATTCTACATCCAATTCTGTATCATCAATCTTTAAATCCTTATCCACTTCATTTTGTAATTCTTCTAAATTCATAACTATATTATATCATATAATTGCCAAAAAGGCAAGCTTTTACTTAAAACGGTGTTGTATATTCGTGGTACTTATAACCAAAAGTTAATTGTGTTGAAAGATATTCTGTATCTGTTGCATTTTGAGTATATTCTAACGAACCTAAAGTTTTAGGATAACAATCTATAAAAGTTATTTCAACTTTAGGTATATTTCTACTTGTTAATACAATCAATTTAGCGTCTGAATAAATGGCACCATCTGGTGTTGCAGGATAAACTTTACCTGCTTCTGTTTGAACACCCCTACTTTGAGACCTAGGCATCCTATCTGCACTTGCAGCTAACAATTCTTGGTATTTTTCATCACTATCCATTTGTGCTAATCCACCCATCCAATCATGGATTGCCCGATAATTTGCTAATTCCTCATCAACAAGAAATGTAACTGTTAAATCCTCAAATGTTAAATCATTACCTGGTATTCTTAACTGTTGTAATCTTGTAGGTTGTACGATTTCCGCTAAAGAAATACCGGGAAGAGTTACAGCTGTAGTATTGAACTCCACCGTAGGTAATTTGGATATCTGAAACTTAAATTTCGTTGGATCAGCATAATCCAAATTGACTGGTTGTTTACTTGTTAATGTTGTATCTGTCATATTATTATTTATAAGGCAAAAAAAAGGGCGCCGAAGCGCCCCCTATCATATGACTACTTTGTATCAACAAATGAATATAACTCATTTGCAGTTTTTAATATTTCATCAGTAGTTGGAAATGCAGGCACATCTTTTGTTACTAGAATGTTCCCTGATTCTGGATGTCTTGCTACAGAATTTTCCCATACTTGAAAGTCTTTGTCGTATTTGGTCATTACAAGACCTTGTGCTTGATTTAGAATATCAGCACGAATCTCATATGCGTTTTTATTTATAGACATAATAATCTCCTTTGTGTGTTTATGTGTGTAAATTATTCTACTTAACTATATATACGCCAAAAAAAAGGGCGCCATAAGCGCCCCTTAATCTTACATTCGGGAGGAATCCCAAAATGGTAAATAACTTACATTAAGTTAGTTACTTTAACCATTCTGTAATATATATTTGCTTGGTCTGTTCCAGTACCAGTTGTTTGTGCTGATGCTTCCGCAAAAGGATTTCTAATTAGACCGTATCTAGTTTTGAAACCAATTTTTGGTTGGAAAGAGTTTTCGCCAACGGCACGAACCATTTGTAGTGGTACGTATGGGCAATAGAAAATTCCAGCGTCATAAGGTGAAGTACCTTTATAACCAACAACATAATATTGAGCCGCAGTATTATTACTTGCATATGGATCAATATATACTTTAAATCTTCCGTTCACAGTACCAGCAAAAGTATTACCAGTATCGTCAACATTAAGACTGTTGTTTAATGCTGGAGTGTAATCTAATACACCAGCCATTTGTAAAGCAGAAGCAACATCAGAAGAGCAGATAATTATATTACCTTTTCCTCTACGAGTTTCTTGTGCAATCACATTAGCATCTCTTTCTAGTTGGAACAGTAGTCCTTTGAATTTCTCAACTGACCAACGACCATTTGAATCTGTGTCTAAATCAAATGTTCCACTTGTAGTAGTATTGATGTTAGCACCTTTTTTAGCTTTTTCATAAATTGTTCTAATAACTTCTCTATTGATTTCCGCAAGGATCTCAGCAGATAGGATGTTAGCCAATTCAGTTTCAGCGTCTAAACCATGGATTGCTTTTAAATCTTGAGCAAGTTCCATAGTATATTCAGCTTTAAGCTGTCTTGTAATAGCAGTTACAGTTGATTTCTCAATACTGAATGCCATTTCTGCGAAAGATGAAGAAGCTTCAGCAGTTGCTGTCGCTATACCAGTACCACTAGTTACACTAGTAGTAGTGTCATTCATCAGACCAGGATTTAATGTAGCACTATGAGTTCCACCACCACTAAATGAAGTATCAGCTTCGTTAAATAACGCTTCTGTACCTGAATTAGAAGTATATCTGGATTTCATTGCAAAGATAAGTCCAGTTGGACCTGTCATTGGCTGAACACCGCATACATCATAAGCAATTAAATTAGGCATAGCTCGTCTTACGAGAGATATTAGGATTGGATCCCAATTTGCTACTGCGCTGTCACCAGTCACATTCGCAATTTCTCCCAAGAACGCTTGGTCTTCTTTAGCTGCTTTTTCTTGGTTTTCCAGGATAATGGAAGTTACCGCTCTTTTATATGGGTTATCTATTTTTGGTAGATCCGCATGATTAAGAACTGGCGACCACTTTTCCTGTAAGTTTTCTGAATTATACATTTGTATATTTCCCCTTTTCCAGTTTATTTATTGTAGATATCTCTACTTTTTGCCCTACTAATCGCATCCGTATAGCGCCTCATTGTACCTGAAACATCTACTGTGCTACCATTATCGGTGTTAACTGAATCAACATTTTCTGTTGATTCTGGTGCTGATTTACCTGTACCAAAATAACTTTCTTTAATTGTAGATAGTTTCTTTTTGTACTCGTCAGCGCCCTCAAAACTAATGTCTTCTACTAAAGATTTCATTTTTTCTTTTTCTGTGTCTGCAAGACCAGAAGTTACATGTTCCAAAATGTCCTCTTTGCTGTAGTCATCAATCTGTTTCTTATCGTCAACTGCTTTTTCAGTCATTTCATTAACTTTAGATTTAAGCTCGTCTATCTCTTTTTCTTTAGCGTCCAAGATATCGTACTTTTCATCTGGTACATCAATGTAATGATCCTCAAAGAGTTGTTTAAGTCCGCCGATGAAGTCTTCCGCTATTTCGCCCTTGATACCTTTTTCAATTGCTAATTCGTTGTCTTTCATCCATTCTTCTACAACATAGTTTAGGTAATTGTCAACTTTCGTTACCAATAGATCCTTAACTTCTTTTTTAGATTCTGTTAATTCAGTTGCGTATTCACCTTCTAATCTTTCGATTTCAGCTTTTACTTTTGATTTAACAGCAGCTTCAAAGATTGTTGCGGCTTTTTGTTTAAATTCGTCTGATAAAGAACTGTCGCCTTTTACAAGAGCTTCAACATCATCTTTTACATCAATATCTTTAACTCTTTTTTCAACTGCTTCTTTCTTTTCGACAGCTGCAGCTGCTTCAGCGTCTTTTTCATCATCATCTTTTTCATCTTCACCTTCATCATCATCTCCAAACTGTGCTACAATTTTATCAAATTTAGCAGAAATATCCGCTTTTTTCATTAGATTTAATTTGTCATACATAGCTTGAATCATGCCTGATTTAGTTTTTGGTCTGGATTCTGTTACTTTTGCTTCTTCAACATCATCCTCGTCCTCACCATTTTTCTTTTCATCATCATCTTGTTCTTTCTTCTCATCTTCATCATCTTTACCATTGCCATTTTTCTTGTCTTTGTCTAACCAAGGTGGCATATCTTCTTTTTTAGATTTTGATTCCTTAACCTTTTCTTGCGATTCTGGAGAAGGAGCACCTTTCGTAGGAGCGCTTTTATCCTTTTTTTGCTTTTTAGCAGCGTCTGGATTTTTATCTGTTGGTTTTACAACCGCTGGACCTAAATCTTCCCAGTCACCTGCTTTTTGCAAAGCGTCTGCTTTACCAGCACCCGCTTTTGGAGCAGCTGCACCCTTAGGAGCTTCATCAATTCTTTTGTTTTCTTCTGTCATTTATCTCTCCTTATTTCATGAAATAAGATATTTGCGTATAACTATTTATTATTTTGTGAGTTTTCGCATAAATTTTTCAAAAGCGTGAGCTTCTATTTTAGAATTTTCTTCACGCCTAGCACGATTAATTTCATTCTGTATTTCAGAAATATCCTTTTCGTGTAATATTCCATTGTCCCAAACCCATTCTTTACCTTCCATAACACCTTGTACAAAGGCGGATGGAGCAGATGGATCTGCAACAATATCAGCGGCAGTCGCTAAATAAAAATCACTTTTAACATAATTCGTGCCACCTTTATTCTCCAGAGAGCCCATGCCTCTTGAAGAAACTCCTAACTGAGCACCCTCATTGATAAGACTTTTAACAATCTTACCATATGGCGTATCAGTAATCTTTGCTTCACCGTAATAATTGCCTTTACCATCATTTTCTAACTTTGTCACCATATGTGAAACTCTTTCAAGATTCACAGTTGGTCCTTCAGGATGTCCTAACTCACCAAAAGCTCTTTTACGGTCAATAAATTCTTTATTATATCTTTTTACTTCTTTTTCTAATACTTCCATAGGGTAAACACGACCATTTCTGTTCTTAATGTTCGCCTGCATAAAAGTACCCTTAATAGAATATTTTTTATCTCCATTTGCATCAGCTTCAGCAATCAACTGTACATCTGTTAATTCTTCTCTTATAAGTTTCATGTTTGTTCTTTTCCCCTATTGTATATATTTATACTATCTAACCTCTAAAACAACTGAATAACTGTCTCCATTTACAAAATTGTGTGTGGAGAACAACACATCACCAGTTGGTGTTGTAGCATTATTCGTTATTTGTATAGCAGGTGTTTGAAAATCCATAGTACCTTGTCCGGCTAAAAACAAAGCTGTTGCATTTGTAGCACCATCCCACAGCATTTCTACGGACCCTTTAGGATCCGTAGTGTTTATACTGTATATTACTCTAGCAATTTTAGTAGTAGTCGAAGCGTGGTTTAATGCACTTGCATCCAATTTTACTACTAAACTCTCTCCTGTTCCATCACTCTTATTGGTAAATTTCATTACCGTTTTGGAACCAGTAACATCCGTTATCGTTTGACTAGTTACAGCGTCAGCCATTATCTAGTTTGTCCTGAATAGGTGTAACCTTTAGATTTAGTTACTTCTATTATAACTGTGCCTGTAGCCGCAGCTGCATTAGTTATTAAAATATCTCCTGTAACACCTGAAGCTTCACCATTTTTAATCAATGGTTGCTTACCGTGAAAACCGTACTCACCAGAACCATGCACAGTAATTGCGTGTTCGTTTGATGTAGCGTCAAACAAAAACTTTAAGTTTGATGTTGCCGCTGTAGTGTTCCATTTAATACTTCTTATGTGTAGTGTTGGGTTAGAGGAATGTCCTCGTAAACTTGAAGCGTCAACACACACAACAGCAGCGTTTGTATCATTTGAGATTTCAAACTGCAAGACTGAGCGTGTTTCACTATCAACAAGTGTTCTTGGGTTAACTATAGCCATTTTTACTCTCCTTTATATGGTTAGACCTGTTTCTTTTTTGAAATAGGCTTCTATATCCTTTGGCACTATGCCAAATTTCTTTGATACATCCTTAATTATTTTAGGGAATGTACTCAAAACTTTTGACGGTTGTTTTGTTAACATTGTCATAACATCATCAACCGCTTTTTTTGCCTTTGGCGACAATTTCTTATAGACTGGTGAGCGCTTATGCTCGTCTTTTTCAATTGTCAATTTCCGTAGACTGTGTAATGTTATCATTTTTTGTTTCTGCAGGTTTGTTCATTATTGTACCTGCTAAATCTTTTCTTTTGTTATCTAACTCTACACCTATTTTAGTTGCTAATGTAGACTTAAATTGTTTCTCTGCTTCAATGTTATCATTGCTCGCTATAGCGTCAATCATATTTTTAGTTGAAGTTGTCATTATCTTCTCCTTCTTCATAACCATTTTCTGGTTCACCATTTTCTGGTTCACCATTTTCTGGTGGTTGTTGTTCAGCTTCTGCTGCTTCTTTTTCTTTTGCTTCTTTTTCTATTTTCTTTCTTTCTAACTTAACTTCTTCTTCACTCATTTTAAGTATGCGTTTCATTACATAATCCTCTGAATAATACGTACCAACCATTTCATTACTTTTCATGTCAGCAAATACTGCCATACGGTCCTTAAACATTTCACTTTCTTTAACCTCTGCAAAATAACCATCATTTACATATTCATACTTAATAGACTGTGCTAAACTATTTTCCCAATCTTCAATGGTAATAATACCTTTAAGAATGAGTTGTGTTTTTAATATATCATGGAATAAAGAATTAAATCTGTTTCGTAGTCGGTGAACAAATTTAGAGAATTTCATTTCATCTCTATTAATTTCTGTTGCCCGACCCATATTAAAACTGCCTTCAGCTTCTAAGCGTGAAACTGGTACATTCAATGATTGATATAATTTCTTTTGGAAATATTTTATATCATCAATTTCACCTAGGTTTGAACCACCTGGTAAAGTTGTTATTTCCGTACCTCTTCCCCCTTCACGCCTAGGTAGCCAAAAGTCCTCCAACATAGACATATACTGTCTATCATCTCTAATCTCTCCTGTTGAGGCGTCATAAACAAGTTTATTTCTATACCTGTTCATTACATCTTTTAAATATTGTTCAGCTTTTACCTTTGGTAAATTACCTACATCAATATAAAAAATTCTTCTCTCTGGCGCTCTACTAATACGGTAGATAACAACACTATCCTCAATCATGCGTAATTGATTGACCGGTTTAATTGCTTTATGTAAATATGACAATATCATATTTTTTTGTTGGTCAACTAAACCAGAAGGACAAAAGGCAATAGCGTCTTTTGCTATTTTCAAACCTTGACTTGTTGCTGCTAAACCAGGATTTACACCCTTTTCATTATAAACAAAAAATTCCTCAAATTCTATTGCATCCGGTTTATTAGGATCATATGGTGTAAATTCTTTAACTTTTTCTTTTGCTTGTCTTACTTTTTTAATTTTTCTTGGATCAATATATCGTAATTCAATTATTCCCTCTTTAACTTTTTTAGGATCAATTACTTTATGATATACTATTCGTCCATCAACATACCATCTACGAAAGATGTCATGTCCCTTTTGTTCAAACTCCATAAGAGAAAGAACAGTTTTAAACTCATCTGATATTTTAGTTTTAACACCAGCACTAAATGGAACAGCACTCATATTAAGACGGACAACACCTTGGTTATCGTCAACTACAATCGCTTCATTAATAATATCTTCAACTGCCTGGTCACATTCAGGTTGTATTGCAACTTCTCTATACCTGCGAATCGCATCCGCCTCATTATTAACAACACCTTCAATATCTAAATATTGGCCACCAAAACCACCCATAATGGTTTGGGTACCATCATCAGCTGTTGGTGCTGTAAATGATTGACTGGTTGCCTTAACCGGTTTTCTTTTTATCTCAAATCCAAAGATTTCTGCCACTACTAACTCCTTTTTATTATATTTAGGGCGCCTTTTTAGGCGCCCCGTTATTCACAACTTATGTTGTAGTGTTACTTTCCCAATATTGATATCTCCAAGTACACTCAAAAGTTTCGAGCGCTGTTACTTGGTCCATGTTTAAGTCAACTTGACCTACGATACTTGGCCACATACCTCTAAAAGTATAACTTTTAATTGTATTACCATTTCTATCTAGGTGGTCAACAAAAGCATCCACTTGATAATCAACAGGATTGTTTAATCCTTCGTTATCAGAATGGTTGTTGATACCATTCGACCATCTTTCAATAGCATTTCTGATACCCATATCAGTATCATTAATGATAGTAGTACTCCAAGTTTGGAAAGTCCTATCACCAGCCATGTAGATTGGTCTACCACGGAAATTTACTGTTAATTCACCTAACTCACTAGTAGGTAATATAGTAGCAGAGCATAAGAATGCCAAGCTTTCTGTTTCACCACCTACAGCTGCATAACCAGGAAAAGGTAAAGTTACCTTAAACTGATTCTGTCTAGCACCGCCGCCTTTGAGTTTAGAAATAAAATCTGATACGTTTGCCATTTTTTATTCTCCTCTCCTATGCGCCTGCTACTTCTGAAAAGGCAACGCCTGTTCTTGTAGCAATAAAGTTAAGTTTAATGAAGTTAATAGAACGATTTGGCTTAACATAAATGTCCGCCACAAATTCGTTCCTGTCTATAACTTCGCCAGTATTATTTGTTTCATCACATACTACTGAAAAGTCTGTGATACCTCGTCTGCCTTGTACATCTCTCAAAAACGGTTCTATCAAGTTTCTAAATCCTGCTCTTGTGAACTCATCATTGAACTCAAAGAGTTGGAATTTAGCAGCTGTAGAAATCGCTTTTTCAAGAACAATGAAA